TATTCAGTTTCGATAAAATATAATTATCCTTTATTAAACTATGAAGAAAAAAGTAATTTAAATTATAACAAATTATATTTTTCATATATTAAAAATAAATGTCCTGAATATTACTTTACATTATTAGAATTAAATAAAAATGGTATTCATTTTTCTAATTTTTATTCTAAAATAGGAGGATGGTATTTTAATTGTGATGAAGAAACTTTATATGATGTTGTTATTTTATTTTATATTAATAAATGTAATGAAAATATTATAGATAAGAAAATAAACGAATTACAACATAAGTTTGAAATAAATAAAATTACTATAGAAAAAAAAGATACATATATTAATATATATGATGTAAAAGAAAATGGTATATTGTTTTTAACACAAGATCCTTTTGAATTATCCAAAAATTTATTTATTTATATTTATGGCATATGCGAAGAGACTAATTCGTATGTTTCTTTATCTTCTTATTCTTTTAATCCTGTTATGAAATATAAAAAATCGTTTATATCTTATTATGAATATTTTACATCAAAGTTAATAAATTATGAAGAACCTTATAAAAAAAGAAATAATTTTAATCTTATCACACATGGCTATAACAATTTTTGTTTCATTGATAAATCTTTTATTGAAATAAATAACCTAGGTTATGAGTTTAAATTACTTAAAATAATCGAACTTACAGATTTACCTAACAATGTTAAAATATTCTTAAAAAAAATAAAGTACAAGTCATTTAATATTTTATTATATCCAGAAGTTGGATGCATTAATATAAATACAATATATAAATTTATTAATTATTCAAAGTTAAATGAGTTTTTTATAATAAAGGAAAATATACTTATTAAAAATGAACCACGAATAAAAATTATTTCTTCTAATATACAATATGATCCTTTGAAAATTGAATGTGGTGAAATAAAGGAATTTTTATAATAGTTTTATTTTTATTATATAATATATAAGTTTTATTAATTCTTTTAATTCAGGTTTGTATTCATATGAAGTTTTACAATCTATTATATATAATACTTTTATCATATTTAATATTCGATTATTTAATTGTTTCCCAATCATATATTTACTAATTATATTTTCAAATTTTTTTAATTCTAGTAAACAATTGTTAATGATTATTTGCTTGCATTTTGAAAAAGATGTTTTTAATTTTCCAGTAATATCATAAGAATATGATAAAATAGTAATATATGCATTAATATTTATCAAGGGAGATATCATATAAATTATTGTTTGTATATTTCTAGAATTTATTCTATTTGTATTTTTTATTAGTCCATTAATATCTATATCAAATTCACATATTTCGTTTTTAATTAGTTCATTTTCTAATAATAAACCAATATTATTATTAATATTATCCATAATGAATAGAATATATTTTTTAATATTTAAAGACTATAATTTATTATTTTTTAAATTATAAAAACATAATATTTTATTAAAATATATAAAAAACCAATATAACAAATATTATTTAATATTTTATAATTAAATAAGATATTATTATGGATAGAAAAAACGATAAATTAAAATCATTAATTGCCGATGATATGTTATTTGAAAAAGCATTAAATATGGCAAATAAACCTAAAGTTAAACCATCTAATATTCATGGTAAAAATAATTATATATACACTTTGCCACACACTGAATTACATAGTGGATTAGATTTAATCAATAAAGCATTAAAAAAGCCTTTAAATAACTCAATGATATTTTTTGAAGATAAAAATGCCTCTAATATTATTAAAAAACTTAATAAACTAATAGAAGAAGATCCTGAAGATACACTACTTGTTTCTTTATTAATATTGCAAACTGAAAAAGAAAAAAATATATCTTTCAAACCTACTGTGTTTTGATATTTTATAATTAGCTTAATGATTAAGTATTTTTATTATTTTTAGCAATTATCAGATTGTTTATAAAAACATAAATTTTATATATATATATTAAATATAAAGCATTTATTAAAAAGAATAAATAATGAATTTAAAGTTTATAAAAATTAAAGATATTATTAAATTTATATTTATATTATCTTTATTAAAGTCTTTTGAATGCATAAATAATCATGAAAATATAAATTCTACTGAATATAATACAAGTTTTATAAATGATATAAATTCTACAAGTTTTATAGATTATGAAACAAATACTACAACTTTTATAGATTATGAAACAAATACTACAAGTTTTATAAATGATATAAATTCTACAACTTTTATAGATTATGATACAAATACTATAACTTTTATAAATGATGCAAATACTATAACTTTTATAAATGAAACAAATACTACAAGTTTTATAAATGATATAAATTCTACAACTTTTATAGATTATGAAACAAATACTACAAGTTTTATAAATGATATAAATTCTACAACTTTTATAAATGATACAAATTCTACAAGTTTTATAGATTATGATATAAATTCTACAACTTTTATAGATTATGATACAAATACTACAAGTTTTATAAATGATATAAATTCTACAAGTTTTATAGATTATGAAACAAATACTACAAGTTTTATAAATGATATAAATTCTACAACTTTTATAAATGATATAAATTCTACAACTTTTATAAATGATACAAATTCTACAAGTTTTATAGATTATAATACAAATTCTACAAGTTTTATAGATTATAAAACAACTTCAATAGGTTCTCTAAATAATGTAAAACTTACAAGTTCTGTAAAATATAATAAAATTAAATTATTTAATTTATCAACATGTTCTATTAATAATTCATATATCCAAGTTTATTTCGAAGATTACCAAAAACAAAATAAGTTATCTTATATCGAAACATCGCTACTATATATTCTTTATAAAATTAGCTGCAAACTTCCTTGTATTAATATTAAAAAAGAAAAATTATGTGATAATATAGCCTGTAAATGTTTTGATACAATTACATGCGATGATAAATTTGAGAAAATAATTTTAAGAAGAGAAAGAAGAAGTATAAGAAGAGATGAAAAGAGAAGTATTAGTCAAAGCAGTTTTAGAAAAAACGTTATTACATTAAATAAAAACTCTAAAATTTTTACAAGTGACACAGTTAAAAAGATGGGTTTGTCTGTAGCTATAGGTACAATTGGAGGTAATACAATAAATGAAATAATGAATAAACGAGATTTTATATATATTAATCGTATACCATCAGGTTATATATATTGTCCTCATTGCGATTTTAATGTGTATTATGATAATGAATTAATCTCAAACTGTAAAGATATAAATATACTTTATATTATATTTACATGCATAATTTTAGTTATTATTATTTATTTAGCTGTGTCATATATGTGGCATGTATGCTAGATTATATAAAAAAAAATATAAAATATGAAAAGATAATAAATTATATTCTATTAAGTTTTATATTAAAATTTGTATTATTTTTTTCAATATATTCATTAGGTTCGCTACGAACCACTAAAGAAGTAAACAATAATTTTCCAAAACTAATTGTTTTATGACCTTCTTTTATATTTTTAAACCTTTCAATTTTCCATCTAGCATAATTCATTTTTTGTTGAATTAATGTATAGATTAAATTTAATAAAACAGTAATGGTTCTTTTATGAAGTAAGTTATATAAAGCATATGAAGAAATAAAAGCTATAACACTTAATAACGTTAAATCGTAATCTTCAGTAAAATAAGTTTCTAAAGTGCTATTGGTCATCACTATAACATCTTTACCTTCATAAACATCTTCATTAAATAATGATGCATATTTCATTGATTTTTTTTCAACAGTAGGAAATAAACTATAAACAAAATTATCTATATGCATTTTATCATTATGATTATAATTAATAATAGTTATATAAGTTATTCCATCTATTGTTATTTTAAAAAATGAAGGTTCTTTAAATAGTAAAGGTAATAAATCAGAACGCTTTTTCTTAATCTCTTTAATATCATCATATTTATTGTTCATTCTAAATTGCCATACATACGTAGGTATAGCTCTAGTTTTAAAATCAATTTTAGACAAATAAGTATAATATAATAAACTTTTTAACATCTTATCATAATCATAATATAATTTATATCTTCTTTCAAATACAGATAATTGTCTTATACCTTGAATTAATTGAATATTAGGATCTAAAATTTTTATGTTATTATATTCAATAAAAGGCAAAGCATTAAAAATAGTTTCATCCATATGTATGCAATCAAATATATTAGGATCAATATGCATATCAACTTCATATTTAGTTTCATCTCTTATAAGACGTAACCCTTCTACATATGGAATTGCGTTAATGCTAAGTTCTCTTCCTACAGAAAAATAAACCATTCCTATTAAACAAATTAAATAATAATAAGTATCTTTTGCATAAAGATCAATATCATTAAAATTAATATCTTTATCATAAAGAAATAAAGAAAAAGAACCATAAGTAATACAACTTTCAGACTTATTATAAAGTTTTCTTATTATTAATTCTTTGATGGCATTTTTGAAATTTTTATTAATATCATCTACATAATTGTTTGGATATTCTATTTTAAGATCATTAAGCCATTTATCAAAAATATTTTTTAAAGAACGATTATCTTCAAATTTGTATTTACCTTCTATATTGATAGGTTTTAAGTTAAGAAAATGATATTTATAATGTCCCAATAAAATAGATAGCAATTTGATACCATTTACTATTTCATTGGTATTTTCTAAAATTTTAAAATTATTAATAAAAGTATTATATTTAGTATATATATATTCTTCATTATGATTAATAAAAGAAAAAAATGTATTTTTAAAATTAAATAAGTTAGTTATAAATTGTTTTTTAAGTTGTTCATTTGTTTCTAAAGTAAGAATTTTTTTACATAGCATATTTACATCTCTACCATTAGTAGTACCTACAGATCTATTAATTGTTTCTAAAAATATTAAATCTCTATCACCAATTAATTCTATTAAACTTGAATATGAATCTGATTTACTCATTTTAATAATTTTAATAGCATTAAATTTTTATGATTTATTCTAATAAATTATTTTCTATTTTTTCTTTCAATTTATAGTCTATTAGATTGTTGAAAAGAACTTGTTTAAAAGCATTGTTTAATCTAGTATCGCACAATTCAGTTTCTAAAACTGTATTAACTTTGAATTCAGTTTGATCATTCATATTCTCTAATGTATTAAATGCAGTATCATTAACAATATTGTCTAATTTATTTGAGCTATTATTTTCTAAAATAAAATTATTTAATTGCGTAACATCATCGCCATCAATAATTTCTATATTTGGATTTTCAACTTCTATATTACATTCACCATTATGTTCTAATATTGTTTCATTTAATTTCATTTCTCCTGTACACATCAATGCTTCTTCTATAGATTCATAATTTGCTTTATCTGATTTTATATTACCATTTGCTGTAATTGAAGAAACTTTTGTAATTGTTAAAGACTTGGGTTGATGTTTACAATTAAATAATAAAGTGTGAATAGGAATAGTTAAATATCTATTATTTTCAGAAGATGAAAAAAAATTGGCTTCATAAATATCGCAATTTTTAAAACGAAAATCTTTAGTCATAGCACTTTCTTTTGGCTCATGCATACTCATACTATAATAATTAAATTCTATTTTTTTTTTTCCTGAATTTGTTTCTATTTCGCACTCTAATATAAACCAATTATTATTATTTTTATCTTTTCCATTTTCTAAATTATAACAATTTGTTTCAGTACAAAAAACTTCATTTAATTTTTCATAATCATGCATTTTTGCTATTTAAAAAAATTTAATAGATATAAAAAATTATTTTAAAGTTTTAATATTATGTTCTTTAAGAATTTCTAATAATGAGTTTATATTAATCTTTTCTTTTTTTGAATTAATTATATATGGTACACTAATAATATTACTATTAGGTGCCATTTCTAAAAGGTCTTTAAAATGAATTAGTTTATAATTAAATTTAATTTTTGAAATATATTTTAGTAATATTTGACACATTACACAAGTATCAGAATATACAATATAATAAATTTCATTTGAATTTAATACATTATTAACTTTTGATTTATCTATAAATACTGCTTCAAGATTAGGTAATTTATAAGTTATATCATTTTCACTATTTTCTAAAGATTGTAAATCATTTAAAGAGTTTTGTTTATCAGTTTGTTTATCTAATTTATCTTCATTATCATCAATTATATTTTGTATATTTTTTTCTTCAATTTCTTCACTATTTGTATCAATAGTAGATGTAGACTTTTCATCATTTAAATTAATTTGCTCTTCATTCATTTATTATTATAAAAACATAAAAAAATACTATATATTAAAAGAATATAAAAAGAATATATTATTAATAAAAATGGGTATTAAAAACTTAAACAAAGTTTTAGAATCCTATAAATTATATACAAATGTTGAGCGTATTAAACTTAATGAAAAAGAAATAACTTATATTCTAGTAGACGTGAATTGTATATTTCATCAATGTACATATAATACACTTACATATGATTCGTTTAAAAATAAAGTTATTAAATATTTAAATGCCCCATTAATACCTAAATATTCTTACAAATTAATTTTATACTTAGATGTAGGTAGTATTGAAATTAAACAAAAATTAAGAGAAGAAAGAAATAAACATATTAAAAAACATTTAAAAGAAACTGATTTCTTAGACTTTTATAATGAAAAAAGTATAATTATTAAAAAAATAATAGATAGCATAATAGAATATTATAGAGATAATGATAAAGTAAATATAGAAATAATAAGAACCAAAGATAGAGATATAAATGTAGATGCAGAATATTTAATGGTAATGGATGCAAAATATAATTATTGGCCAAGAGAAATTTATCCTTTATTTTATAGCAATGATCAAGATATAGTTTATTTACTAGCTAGAAATCAGACTAGAAACAGTTATATAATAAAATCAAATAATACATTATATTGGATATTAGAAAACAATGAACTTACTCGAAAATTAGCACAATTGACTATTATTCTTGAAGGTAATGATTATATAAAAGGTTTAATGGGTATTAGTGCAAAAATTTTAATTAAAGATCGAATAAATGAAAAAGAAAATATATATAAATATCTACACAGAGTTAAGAAAAATCAAATAGCTAAATATCCTCCTTTAGAAATCCATACTTTGAAAGATTATCAATCTGATATTCAAAAAGTATTTAATGAAATAACAATGTATACATCATTAACAACAGATTATTATAATCATGATAAAAATATACCTTCTGGAATAACTATGTTATTTGTAGATTATATTAGAACATTTAATTCTTAATATATTATTTTTATGCTATAATAATGCTAAACACAGCAATTATGATCATTGAGCAAATCCACGTGATCGAGCTAACATCATTAATTGTATTAAATCCATTCATATCTTCTATATATTTATTTACAGTAGTAAAAGATTGATAATTATAATTATTAGTTAAAACCATTATAGACAAACTAGTTACAATTGTTATTAATCCAATTAATAAAAATAAAGCTATTACTAAGTTTCTAATAGTTTTTTTTCTAAATAACCCTATATATGAAATTAAAATAGCAAACGTATTAAAAAATAATACAGATACAAGTAAACTATTTGAATTATTATTAATAGTTTTTCTTAAATATGCATTTGAATCTACAGTAGGAGCATTGTAAATCTCTAACAGTATAATTTTTTGAGCATAGAATGGATCAGTTTCTTTTGGCATATATGTAAATTTATTTCTATCTTGAACTGAGTATTTATCTAATAAATAAAAATCTGTCTCTGAATTTACATTATAAACTACATTAACATTTTGTCTTAGAGCTCCCCTATAAACTAATTTAGTTGTATTAATATAATTTTGTTCAAAAGGATATAAAAGTGCTTTATATTGATATGATAAAATATTATTAGTGGATACAGGATTAGTAATTAATTCTCTATTAATATAATTAGTGTTATAAGATTTATTAGATACAGAAGTAATAGATGTCACAATTTCATATTCTATTAATTCTTTAATTTGAGATGTATTTACTGTTTTTATTACATTAGGATTTATAGTAACTGTATTAGGAACTATATAATTATTATATTCTACATTTGTAGCAAATTCTAAAATAATTTTTGTATAATTATATTCATATGTTTTTGAAAGAATATTTGATAATACAGAAGGTATAGATGTAAAAGCTTCTAATTGTGATTGTGTATTAGCATTTAAAATATCTGATAAAATGTTCATTTAATCTTAAAAAATCTAAATACTACTTAGTTTAAAAAGAACAATTTACTATTTAGTTTAATTATTTAAAATAAAATGCTCTTATATTATTTACATATAATCCATTATCTACACTATTATAATACACTGATTTTAAAAATTTTGCATTGACTAATTCTTTATCTTGAAATTGATTAATGTTTGTATGATTATTATTTACTAAAACTCCATTATCTACCTCAAGTCCTGTATTAGTTACATAAACATTTATTGGATTAAAACTGTTGTATGTATCTGTAAATTCAATTGAATCTGTTAATATTGCACTTTGTAGTACAGGAGTATTTGTATTAAGAGTTGATACCAAAGAATATTCTAAATATGTTGTTGAATTAGACATTACAGTTTGAATAGAATTATATAATATATTTTTATTAATCGTAGTCTGATTCTTAACATAATCTATAATTAGAGGTCTGATATATGCACTAAAATTAATATTTGTAGTATATACAGAATATGCATTTCTTATTAAAATTAATCTATTGAAAAAGTTAATAATTTTATTATTTGGTGTTATTGAATTGTTTAATATATCATTTACTAAATTTACAGATAAATTAACAAGAGAATATAAAAGTCCTTGAAATGTAAAATTATTTTTTTCTGTTGTTAAAAAAGTAGAGTTAGTAATTTCAGTACAATTATATAAATAATAATTTACATAAGAATTGAAATCAAAAGTATTACTAGGATCCATTGAGTAATACAATAAATTAATATTATGCAAATAATTATTAGCATTGAGTAAACTCATTTAAAAAATTTTAAATAATTATTTACTATACATATGCAACTTTAAAAGATTTTTAAATGATTATAAGTTCTGAAGTAGGATTAATTATTATAGAAAGAATAAAATCTTTTATTAAAAATACAAAAAAAAATGTAGAAAATACATTTGAAGAATTTATAAAAAGTAATGAAGATATTTATATGACATTATAAATAATAATATAGAAGAAGATTCTATTACTATATTTGATATTATTAAATATGGTAAATCTCAAATAAAAAAAACTGTATTTACAAATATAGATAGTATAGAAAATAAAAATACAGAAACGATAATTGTAAATAAATATAAACCTTTTATACTTCATTATGATATTGAATTAAAAATAGAAAATCCTATATATTTGATTAATGATGATAACACAATTCAATATAATGGACCTAAGCAAAGAAAGATATCATTTCAATATATTTTTGAAGAAGTTAATAAAAATTATTATTATTTTATTTTTTCAAAAAAATATAAGGAATATGGATATTTTATCAGAAAGATATTTTTTGATGTTAATCAAAAAAATTATGTTAATGCTGTCTGTAAATTAAATTTAGGAAAATATTTTATTGAATACTATATAGGGGATACTTTATTAAATGATAAAGATTATAAGTTATTATTAAATTCATATGCAGAAAAATTTATAAGTGATTATGAAAATGATTACTGTTATCGTAATTATATATTATCTGATCCTTTATTGGCTAGTAAATTTAAAGATAAATTAGAAATAAAGCCAATACCTAAAGATACTACAATTTATGAACCTAAAATAAATTCATTAACTTTACCAGTCTACAATTTTGAATATATACAATGTGAACATGAAATAGCTTATAAAGAAATTAAATTAGAAAAATATTTTGAAGATCTTAATAACTATGTATCAAAATATGTTAATATAATTGATGATCAACCTATATGTTCTATATGTAGTAGATATATAAAAGAAATAGATATGTATGAAGGAGACTTAAATAAAAAGAATAATAAATTGATTCCTATAGTATATCAATCAATTTATTCTTTTGCACCATATGATAAATATACATTATCTAAATTTTTTATTATTGATGCGATATCTTCTTTTGATACTATTTATAAAACAGATATATATGTTAGCTATAATAAAATAGCCAAATTATTTTTAGATTGGTTAATTGATATCAATATAAATAAAAATGCATATGAAGAAAAATATAAATCAAAAATAGCTTCTGGTTTATTTTTTATAAGATTAACTACAAATTTATTTGATAATAATTACACTAGCAAAGAATTGTTTTACGATTTGAAAAATCTTAATTTATATATTTACTTATGTACATCATTTATATATTTATTAGACCCATATTATATAAATATAATTAGCAAAAAAATAAAAATAGAATTAGACAGAAATTCTAAGAACCATATTATTTATAATTTTTTAAAAAAGATTTATGTTGTAAAAGAAGAAACATTTGATTTTGTAAATAATATAATTAATAATCAAGAAGATGTTATGACTTTAGAGTTAAAAGAAATAAAAAAGAATTTTGAAAAAAAATTTTTATCATACAAAAAAATAGTTTATACTAAAGAAGAATTATATTTTATGGAGAATGAATTAGAATTTAGCAAAAGGTCATTATATTATAGTAAAAATAATATAATCCAAACAGAAAATTTATACACATTAGAATCTTCAAATTCTTATATGTATGAAAACGAAATAGAACTAAGTTATTTGACATATAAAATTGACAGTAAAAATGCTAAAGAATTATATGACCATATAGTAAAAAATAAATATGCAGACTATGTATTTAAAAAATCTCAAGTTACTGAAATTAATCATACAAACTTATTTATTATATTTTATTATGAAAATAAGAGAATGTTGATAGATTATGAATATTATAATTTTTATACTCCTTTAAAAGTTTATCCAAATAAATACTACGCATTTCTTTATTATGGTAGATCAAATCAATTTAATAAAGATGTAAATTTTTTAATAACATTATATAATGAATTATTTTTAAAAATAAATATTCCATATTTTTATTTTGGTACAAATGATTATGATCAATTCTTTATTCAATTAATTGGATTTATTATGCTTCATATAAATATATCATTTGATAAGTTTTTGGATAAAATTAAAATAATAGAATTATATTCTAGCAAAGAAGAAGAATATTATGTAAGCGATTTCAAGTAGATATAATAAATAATAAAAACATAAATATTATGTTTACTAAAAAATATTATTGTGATTTGTAGATCATACTATAAAATGTTAAATCTCTTAAATACAAAACTAAATTTTGCTTATAATTATATACAAGAAAAATACAATGATTCTAATAATCTTAAAAATAATGAAAATTTAGATCTTTATTACTTAAAGAATGAAGTGTTTATAAAAGAATTAAATTATAATATAGAAATAAAAGCTATAGAAAAATGGTTATTAGATGAATTCAAAAATGTTAATGGATTACCTTTATATAAAATAATGAATGAATATAAAAATGATTATACTAATCGTTACTTTTTCGAACCTTTAATAAAATATATTATAAAAAACAATTGGTTTAAAATTAA